TGTATCTGGTGTGTCAGTGGTATCCGTCGTGTCCGGTGTGTCAGTTGTATCCGTCGTGTCCGGTGTGTCAGTTGTATCCGTCGTGTCCGGTGTGTCATCATCCTTTGGTTTTTCCTCAGGAGGATGAATTCTATCAATTAACTTTTGTTTTTCAGGTGAAAGAATACCCGAGTTTTTTTCTCGCCTCGTTTGTTTATTCCATTTAGTTTGAGCCAGCTGATGCTTTTTTTCAAGTTTAGCAATGCCTTCATCATCAGTATTAAGATCACTTCGTTTAATCTTAACCCCCATCTCCTCCAATTCAGGATTCATGGGTTTTTTTGATGGGTCTATATAAAAATCTTGATATTCTTCTTTACCACTTGCGGGATTATATACTTTCAAAGAAATATCCATCCCATTTTTTTTATTATCTTTCTTTTGTGACCTACTCTCTACATATCCAGTAATTCCCTCTTTTGTTTTCTTAAACATCTTATATCCAGCAAATCCCAGACCAAACAATCCCATAGCGCCCATCATAACCGCACCAATAGGACCAATCTCAGCTAAATGTTGTTGTTCTGCTCTAAACTGTTTATATTGTTTCATGCTTCTACGGCGGATGGTTCCTCAGCCGCTGAAGGACTATCCGACTTTACTTTCGATTCTTCTGGTTGTACTACAGGACCAAACATTGCTCTAGAGACATCCGCCTTTTTTGCTTCAATTCCTGTCATTATTTTATTTGCTAAAATAGCCTGTATAGTTTCTTTAACTCGTGCTCCATCCCCTGATTTAGCATACGTTATAATATCTGATGACGTAAGATCACTCATAGCATAGTCCTCTTATAATAGGGTTTATAGTATTTATATCAACCAACATTTGAAATTCTTTCTTTTAAATTATGAATTTTATTCTCATTCAGTGGTTTTCCACCTTTTGGAGTAAATGATTGATACTCATCTTCTGGTTCTGCTGGTGCAGCTGCTTTTTCTGCTTCTATTTCCTTGTCAATTTGTTCTATTTCTTCTTGAGACTGTTTCAAAATTCTTTTTCTGACATGCTCTTTAGAATAAAAATTTCCAATAATTTCATCAGAAAAATTCATACTCTGTAACAAATTTAATCTTTCTTGCAACATTTCTGCTTCTTTAAGTTCAGCAAAATGTGCATCTGTTTGCCATTCATAATGAATACCATGTTGAATCTTTCTCCAATCATTTAAAGTAATAATTCCCTTGAGAATGAGATGTTTTTCTAGACAAGTATTAAAAAGTCCATTGAATCGGTTTCTCAGACGTTCAACAAATCTTGAAAATTTTACCTCATCTCGAGAAATCTCTGTAGATCTTCCCAACTGAAATCCTGCATCTTGTTCTAGTCGAGAAACAGGAACATTAAGAGACTTATAAAGTTTCTTTTGAAAATAATCAACATCAGCCAATTCTCCTAGATTTTCTCCAGCTGGCAATGTGGTAATTTCTGTTCCTCTTCCACCTTCTCTTCGTGGAAGCCAATAATCTTCTAACATAGATTGATGTCTTCGATCATCTCTGACTTCACCAGTATTAGAATCATATACCAATTTATTCTTGTATCGAGTCATGATATCTCGCAAATATTGTTCTGCTTTAAGTTTTGGGAGATTTCCAACATCAATGTAAAAAATTCTTCTTTCTGGTGCTCTTGTAATTCGATAAATTACTACTGCATCTTCAATCATTCTAAGTTGATTGAGGGGCTTGATTGCTTTATGTAAATAAGAAAGTACCAATGTTTTATCAGCATTTAAAAGACCAGAATGATTATAAGCAATCGAATCTGGGGCAATTCTTACAATCTGTCCACCCTTCTTTCCGTCAACTCCAGATTCATTATAAGCAAAGTATTCTTCTATTATTGGTTGTGCTTTTGGGTCTTGAGACTTGGGAGGAAGTACTTGTCTTATTTTTTTGATTTTTAATGAATCTAATGGACGAAGTTCTAAAACACCTCTTTTGGGATTATTTTGGTCAATAATAATATGATAAAATAATCTACCATCAATATACCATTTACGAAAAATATCAAATCCTTGTTGTCTGAAATTCAAAAGATCAACAATTTCAGAGAAATTTTCTGTAATTTTCTCTTTAATATCAGGAGAAAGATTAAGATTTTCTAGATTGATTGTAACGGGGTCCATTTCTCGATCAGAGACTATAGCATCATTTACGATGTCGTCTACTGCGAGTTCACACTCTGGATAGAGTGCCATTTGTCGATATCTACTTATTAATTCTATGTCATTCTTAGCAGAGCCTTCCATATCAATATATGTGCCATAGGCTCCACCAGCGCCGCCATAGACGTCAAGTGATCCATCTTCTGATGGGGGAAGGGCAAAAGAAGCCTTTTCACTTGCTTCTTTGTCCTTCTGTGTTTTTCCAATTGTAAATCCGAATAATTCAATAGGCATTCATTAACTCCTAGAAGGCAAGGGACTGAGAGACACCCCCGAGCCCCTAGTTATTTAAAATAATTACAAAATTAGGTTTGATTAATCCGATGCTGAAGTAGCATTACTCCACCAATCATAAGCCCATTCTACCGTAAATTCTTCAATAGTATCATTTGTTCCCCAATCTAAATCAATGGGTGCAACATTAACAGGCCAACATCTATTAAAAACATATGGTGACACTCCGGAATCTCCATCTCTATTATATTGTTGAATTGATAATGTTCCAGTATAATTTAAAGAGCTTCCTCCTGCAACACTAGTAGTATTATCTTCATGAGCATTTAAATATGCCATCCATGCTTCCATTGAATGCCTAAGAACAAAATCTTCATCATTGATGATAGTAGTGGTAAGATTTTCAAATGTCCTATTGCCAGGCATTTTAACTGGTCTACCAAAATACTGAACTTCAACAACTCCTATAGTAGAACCAGGAATTTGTGCAGTTTTACAAAGCTTTGTAAAATTAGTATTGACTACGGTAGTCCCCAAGCTCGGAGTCGTTAGGGTCATCTCAAATAAATTAGGTCGAGCGCCTTGCTCTGCAAGTGCCTCTTGAAAATTTGCGATATTAAAAGCCATTTTTAATTTTCTCCGATGACTAAATTAAAGATGTGATGGGGAAGTTTGTTTTTATAAGTACTCCCTTCGGAAGTCATCGTCTTCCCCCATCTATAAGATGTGTTATATACTATTATTTATATGACTATTTTATTAGCCGCCAATAATTTCAGAAAATTCAACACCGCTTCTAACAGCTACAAAATTGAGTTGAATAAAGTTAATAGACCGATTTGGTTTAACATAGATATCACCCACAAATTCATTTCTATCAACAACATCTGAAGAATTATTTGACTGATCACATACTACTCTAAAAGCTGTAATACCATTTCGTGCTCTTACACTTCTAAGAAAAGGTGTTACAGTAGATGTAAATTGAGTTCTTGTAAATGCATCATTAAACTCAAAGAGTTGGCTTCTTGCAAACCTTGAAATTGCTTTTTCAAGAATTATGAAAAGTCTTCGAACATTAATTCTATCAAATGCGCTTGGTTTAGCCAAAAGAGTTTTATCACCAAATAAAATAGTTCCCTCGCCCGCGAAAGTTACTACTGGATTGATTCCATTCTTATATAGATCATCTCTTTCAGCCTGTCTTGGATTAAATGGAAGTTTACTTACATTTCTGATATTACCTCTAGTAAATCCAGCAGGAGAATACCAGGCGTCTCTGTTTGCTTCTGTAGCAGCAGTTACACCCCCAATAGCTCCATTCAATGGAACATACCGATATGTATCATTATACTTATCATACTGATACATCCAGCCACTATCTAATACTGCATAAGAAGAACTTCCGAGCTTGTTTCTAAAGTCAATAACATTGGCAACTTCTGAGGCTTCTTGATTAACCACATCCGTCTTATCTGGAGAAAGAAAAGCAACACAGTCTTTTCTCTGTTCGCAGATGCTAATAAGTTGCAATGCTACAGTAGCAGATGATTCTCCACCAAGTAAAAGACCAATTTCAGTTTCTTCAGTATTTTTGAATTTATTATAAGCTGTAATTTTATTTCCATCAGTAGAATCAGTTCCATCTACTCCGCCTGACAAACTAACAGTTTTAACAGCACCATTCGCTTGAAAAATATTACTGTTTGCCGAAGTTCCCCATGCAACCACATCCGCTCCACCAGTTGTATATGCATCTCCAATTGTATCATGATCCATCCACCAAACCTTTTTTGACCTTCTATTAATAGCATCTACATAATATGCTGATGTTCCATCTTCATATCTAGCGCCTTTAGCTACTGACACTCCATTGTAAGTTTCAAGTACTTGCCCTTTGGTTCCTGTCCAAGCT